CTTACGAATAAGTCTTGCTCCACGTATACCTTTAATCCAATTATTAGTAGCATTTTGAGCTATCTCGGAGTCAGTATAGTTACGGATTGCTTTATATAGTTCTAGTCTGTCGCGATTCAATAAAGCTTTCTGTTCAGTCTTAGCTAAGTTTCTTAGGCGTTCCCTAAAGTATTTTTTAGCTGCTGCTATCTGTCCCTTTAACTTCTTGATTTCTGGGCTAGGTTCTTCTGGTTTTGGTTTGCGCTTAGACCCTTTGAGTTCACCTTGCATTTCATCAGGGGCATCACGCTTGGATACTTCAACTAATCTATCTGCTTCTTTTTGCAGTTTGATAATCTTCTCGTTCTCTGCGATGTATCTTTTTACATTCTTTATGCTGTTCTTAAGTGCAGCTATTTGAGCGTCTTCGGTTCTTGACCCTTTGCCTTTGCCCTCTTCTTTAGGTTTATTATTAACAAGGTCATCAAGTTGTTTCTGAAGTTTTGCTATACGTTTATCTAGTGCAGCCTGTACTTTAGCTGTAGCGCTACTATCAATTCCTTCGCCCTTACCAGTAGGAGTTACATCATCTTCATCAAGTATCTTTGTGATTGTTGGAACGAAGTCATCTGCTTCATCACCAAGTATTTCATCAAGGCGTGTTTTAAGGGCATTAAGAGATTCTTTTAGCTGTGCAGTATTCTGAGAGTCAACACTGCGATTAACAACTTGCTCAAGGTCTGTTCGATTGGCTCTTACCGCACGACCGCCTATAGAGTTAAGTTGTGCAAATACACTGTTAAGAAGTTTAATCTGAGTTACGACTGCTTCACGATATTCAACTAAAGTCTTCCGTTCGATTGTCTCTCCTGCCATTTTGCGTAACGCTATGTTCTCATTGAAGATAGCATTATCAAATAACTTATTAGCTCGGATGATTATGTTTTCAACAACAGTAGAACCTACGTCTCCTTCGACGGCTTCTTTCCAATCCTTGTCCCATTGCTCTATCTCTTGGTCGAGTTTGCTTGTGGGAACTGGGGTGTCTTTAGGTGTAGGGGGAGCCTCTGGGGTTTCTTTAGGTGTCGCTGGGGCTTCTACATCTGGAGTTTCTATAGGAGTCTCTACCTCTGGCTCGTCATCTAATGGCTTTGGTGGCTTCTCATCAATGTCTAAAGGTTTCTGGGCGGGTTGCTCAGTTTCAACCTTAGTGTTGATTTCATCGGCTTGCTTAAACTGCTCTACGTTATCTTGGAGTATTGCACGAGCGTCTTCGTGTTCCTTAAGTTTCTGCTTTAGTTTTACAACAGTTGTTGACCTGCTTCCTCTTCGTCCAGCGCTGAGTTTATCTATATCAGCAGTAATAAGCTCAATGGCTTCGTCCATTCGGTCTACTGCTCGTTGGCTTAAGGTGTTTGCTTGGGTTCTTCCCCATGCACCTGTCTTAGAGAAGATACCAAACAGTCCGTTGATACCTGCACCTGCACCAGTAGAGATAATGTAGTCCCATGTATTGCGTGACTCTTGGTCTTCAAATACTTGGATGGCTAACTCTTGACGGAGTGCTGACTCAGCAAGACCGAGTGTAGCCACCGCTAACCATCTTAGGGACACCCTTGATAACAACCTCTCGCGCTTTCCAAGCTCCAAGGTCTACCAAGCCGTCACTGATTTTCCAGTTAGTGCTTTTGATTAACTTTTCGCCAATCTTAAAACCTTCCATGCCCTTCTCAATAGGTTGGGCAATAGAGCCAAACACAGCAGTAGAGATTAACTCACCTGCATATATCTTGTCTTGGACACCATATGCCTTACGAATGCTTTGCCCAAAGAAGTTACTGGTTGCCCATATGGCAGCTTCAGTTGTCGCAAAGCCCGCAACTTGCACTGCTGCTCCAACTGGAGTGACAGCTTTAGGTGATGTAGCAATATTAGCAGCTTGAACACCACGTATTGAATTATAAATATACTTAGCGTTACGAACAGCGTTAGTGTATCTTCCAGCGCTATTAAGTTTGTAGCTAAGTGCTAGACCTGTGCCTATCTCCCCAGTAAAACCTAAACCATAGCCAGCCACATAGTTAGCTTCTTGCTCCTTCTGCTGGTTGTAGTCATTGACGTAATTCATCACCTCAATAGGCAACCCATCTCTTGCGATGTTTACGCTAGGTTCAATCGGAGGACTTACTGTATCAAGACTGTCATTGTCGTCTTGGAACAAACTATTTGCGTCGAATTTACTCATTATTGTAGGAAGTCAGCTTGGACTGTAGCGAAGTATTGGAGGGTTGTGTCGTTAGAAATACCAAAAGATGTTAAAACCTTAAGTGTTTCTTTTTCTTCGTCAGTTAAACTATCAGGGTCATTTGAAGCTTTTGATAATACTGGAGACCATTGGTTGTTTATGATATTCACAAACTCGTCTCTGTCCCTAAATAGTCTTACTTCATTGATGCCTAAGTTAGACTTCTTAAGGTCGTCGGCAGCCTTGGGGTCAAACCCGTGACGGTATCCATAAATAAGCATAGTAGCCGTTAGCTCATCCGTCTCACTATTTTTACGGTGACTTTCATAAGCATCTGTAAGGGTCTGCGGTGTAGGTATATATTTACCCTGACCAAGCTTCTTTACGTTAGAATATTTAATATGCTCGTATTCAGTATCGTCAACAGTTTCTTCTATCGCTTCTTCAATAGAACCTTTTACAGTATCCTCCGAACCATCAAAAGGCACGAATGGTATATCCTCGTCAGTAACTAAATCTGCTACCGAACCAGTAAGGGGAGCTTCATCATATAGCCCAATTAATAGATTACGCCCTTTGAACAACTCATTTTCAATCTCTACATACTCATCCATTTGTGAGTTTATAAAATCACCGATGGCTTTATTACGAACCACAGGGTCAGCGTCTATAATTGAGATGTCTTTACCATCTTGTTTCACAATACCATTACGAGCAAATTCTCGGATGTCTGCAACAAGTAAACCATAAATTGAACTACTACGCGCAGCTGATTCACCCGTTAAGTTTAGGTCTTTAAATCCTTTTTGCGTTCTGTTTAGTTTTGTTGTTGCACCAAAGGATAGTTTAAGTCGATTAGTAACATCCGATTCTGAAAGGCTTTGAACAGCAGGCACTTCGGTAATATAATCAATCGCATGAACCTCATCATATATCTTTTGTAATTGTGCGGGAACTTTTGCTTTTCCAAACCCATAAGTAAAAAGCATTTGTTCAGGGAGCGCTTTGGGGTTTGCCGAGAAGTAATCGAAAGCTAATCCCGTAAGATTGTTTACTTGACTATCACTAAGACCACTGATGGATTCAGGAGTTACACTATTAAGTTGTATTTGTGTCTCAAGTAAGTTCTGCGCAGATAAGTTGAAGACTTCTCTTGAAAGGTCTGATGCAGGTTTACCATCAATATTTCCTTGCCCTAGCTCTAATAAGAAATCGTTATATAAACGAATACGAGCTTGTGGGTCTTCTGTGCTTTTAAGTGTTTCAAAGAACTTGCTTACGCTATCTCCTTCAAGGTCTACGTTAGGTCTTATTAAGGAAAACACATCCTTCATTTGATTCATGGATGCGTCTTTTACTTCTTTACCCAGTAGGGAATAGCTCACGCTTTCACTTGCTCGCCTGACCTCAGTAGCAATGCTTGATGTCTTACGTTCGGTGTCAGCCTCTTGTCCTCTTTCAATACCATCGAGGATATTAGACAGGTCTTGTCGGTCTTTGCCAGAAATCTTAGCGCCCTTGTAGAACTCATAATCAAGTGCTGCTTGGATTACTTTCTTGGCTTCTGCATACTGCCCATTGTTTTTAAGTTCAGTCCCAATAGCAGATGTGTGAACAACAAAGTTTGCTTTGGCTAATTTATTATCAACCCCATCAAGACTCTTAATCTCCTCAAGGTATGATTTGATGGCTACTGTTGGGTCTGCTCCATCTTTTATTTCGTCTGCTAAGTGCGCTCCTTTGATGTCCAAGGTATAGTTAATCTTATTGGTCTCGTACATCTCTGTAGTCTGTCCAATAACCTCAGTCATTATTTTGTCACCAAAGGCATTGAGAGCCATTACACGGTTAGGGTTATTACCAAACTTTTCTTGAAGTTCACCTATAAGTGCTTGCTTCTCATCTGTAATAGCTGTGTCAAATTCTGCGTCACTAGCATATGCTGCTGGGTTACCCGCTAAGTTTGTAAATCGTTGACCTATATCATCTTTATTACGAACAAAGTAGTCTTTAACAAGTTCTTCTTGGAACGCTTTGTCATACCCTAGCCACCTAGAAATCTTCTTGTCGTCTGCCATTGCGGCTTTTCTGTCAGCCTCGCTCATCTGAGAGAAGTCCTCTACAGCTTGTTTTTGTCCTATATTCTTAGCAGCACCAAGCACTTGAGGAACTTGATTCAAAGCCCTAGCGAAGGTCAACGCTTTGTTTGTGTCTGACATTTGTTGAACCACTGTGCCACTGCCTCTCGTCTGTTGAACAGTGGGCGCTAAGGTAATCTCAGATGGGTCGTAGCTTACTTGTACTCTATTATCAGTTGCCATTATTATTTAAGTGTTCCATAGGTTGATAGTCCAGTCTGTGCGCCACTCACTAACGCACCTGCGTAGTCTACTTCTTCGATTGGGCGATTGATGCGTAACATATTATTAGTAAATCCTAGTCCTGCATCTCTAAGTGAAAGCTCACGTCTTACGTCTAACATTTGTGCTTGAGTATTCACCGAGTTATTATACATGGCTTCCTTACGAGTTAAGTCGTTCATAAGTGCATTGACGCTAAGTCCTGCAACACCTGCTTCACCAGCGGATACTCTAGCGGTCGCTCTGGCTTCTCTAGCTCGTGTCTTATTAGCTTGTAACTTCTGAGCCATAGCAACTTGCTCTTGACCTTGCTGTGTGCGTAACGAAGAGACTTCATTGAGGTAACGCTGTCTCTCAACCGTAGAAGCGTTCTCTTGAACTTTGGCTTGGGTCTTAGCTTGTATCTGCTGTCCTCTTATCTGAAGACCTGCTGAGGCTACGCCCATAAGTGCCGACGCTCCGACGGCTGCGGCTGCGCCTCCTGTTGCTGCTCCTGCCGTTAGGGCTGTTCCGAGGGGTATTAAGATTGGAGGACACATATATTATTTCTTTCTGTAAGTTATGATAAATTCGTAAAAGGGTTGGTTATTAAAGGAGAGGGTTCTCGTAAAGGTTGCACCACAAAACTTGAGCCACTTGATGGCGGTCTTATTTTCTTTATGAACAAAGTTAAAGGTTGCACCATAAGGTTTAGTTAAAGACTGAGTTACTTTGCGGGATGCTTTAAGGAAGTCGTAGGATGCGTCTCGGACGGCATCAGTGCCTAACATCCAAATATATGCCATATCAATGACTTGTCCAACACCAAGCATGGCAATAGGGACATCACCACCATCAACAATAGTAAGGGTAGCGTCATCAGTTTCAAAAGCTCTATTCAAGGATTGCTCTGGAGTGCTGCCCATACAGGCAACTTCAAGTCTATCCTCTTTGCGTATAAAGGGAACGATATAGTCAATATGGCTTTTCTTTGCCTTTATTAACTTATGTGTCCCTTGCTGAAATACTAGGTTAGCCATAGCGGTTAGAACGCGAGTGAACAAAGGATTCAAACTCAGCGCTCTGGAAGGTGCTTGGGAGTGCGCTATCATTTTCAAGGCATATCACAGTGTCCTGCGCTTTGGTGAAGATAGGGAACCGATAGAACCCAGTTTCTAAGTTAAGAGTTCCTAAGACTGTTGACCCTATTATGTCAGAGGTAAATTCATTTTCACGAGTATCACGATGTTTAGGAGTGACCTTAACCTTAAAATAAGCTGTATCAGCGAAGTAAAGTGAACCGTTGCGTATCATTAACTTCGCAGCATTACTTGGACTCTTTCCGTTACCCGCTTTGGCTTTGAAGAGTTGTTCAGAGAACGTGTACTTCATTGTATAGGGGTAGCCAATAACTAAGTTGGTTATTTTATCAACACCTCTAGTGAGTATCACGGAATTACCAGACACACTTGCGACACTTAATTTTAAACCATCCGTTGTATAAACTTCTATAGCTTCTGCATTTTCAGGAAAGTATGGAAGCGTTACATAATTTTGCCCACGCGCTATTGTGGCATATGCTGCCATATCAAGGTGAATATTAGCATCGTTATTTGATATACTCATTCTATTTTAATACCCTTCTGTTATGGATTAACTGGAGTTGCGCCATAGAGGGCAGCACTTTCTGCGGCTGTTAGCGGTCTTGTAAGTTTAATTTTCATGCCTGTAATTTTAAGACTACCTAATCCTGCGGCTCCCCCGACACCACCTATTAATTCAAAATGAATGCGGTCACACGCGTTAGCTGGAGGAGGAAGGACTAACGATGTAGTTGTAGAGTCAATCTCGTAATATGAAGTTTGATAGTTTCCACCATCGACCAGCCCTCTGAGAGACATTCTCCACGTTCCTGTTATTTGTAATGTATCAAACTCTATCGTAGTAGTGTGAGCTATTGAGGCAACACCGCCCAGTCCTATGTTAACGGAGACCTCTGCGCTTCTTAAAAGACGTGTAGCAACTGGGGTATTGGAGAAGGAAGAACTACTAACTGTTTCAAGAGATTTTTGCGTAGAATACACAGCATTAAATCCAGTGAATGAGCCATTTCGAACACTCTGGTTTAAAAACCCTTGAGGGTATCCCGCCACTCCATAAATTTCTGTGGTATCGAAGGCATCTAAGAAAGGGTTATCAGCTCTTACAACATTTATGTACTTTCCGTCTCTGAAAGCGGTCTCATAAAATGACTTAAAAAGATACTTACTCATGTAAATATACCGTCGCGCTTGCCCTACGATATTACCATACGAGTCTACCGCTACAGTCTGGTAAGTGGTTGGATTGAAATATACACTGCTCCATTCGTCCTCAAAAATGGTAACTGTGTACCCGTTAGCGTTCACAATAGTTATTGATATACTGTTTTCACCATTATCTAATGAAAGAGTGAATACCTCGTCACCTTCATTTATGTTTTGGTCGCTGGCTATGTCGAATGTTACGGTAGCTGTATTATTAGTTACGGTAAAATCTCCATTAAAATCAGTAAGTAAGTTTAAGCCTAAATCGGCTGGGATTACGTTCGTCCCTGATATTGTATAAGGAACTGTTGTTCCGTCAGCTAATGGCGTAGGTAGAGTTTCAGTATTTAAAGTAATCGTAACCGAGTTACCTTCAACTACGGTAGATTTATCAGTAGATAACTTATAATGAGTCGTACTATTTGAATCTCCAGCAAGGGTGTCGTCAGTAGTATCTCCTACTTCAGCATCAGGGTCTAAACCAATAATATCGGGTTCTTCATCGCCATCGCCTGAGGTAGTATCATCGACTATGGTTGGGTTATTTGTGTAAGTAGTGGAAGTTGTGGTCGTGGGCGTAACGTATGCGCCTTTAACAATACCAGTTGGTCGTGACTCAACAGGCATAGCTAAAAGCTGCGTTTGTCCGTGATGAGCGATAATCATATAAAGAGCAGAGTCTATAAACTCCATTCCGCGTATCTCACCAGTAAAGCTGAACTTTGACCAAGCGCTAAGAACCTTCTGGTTATTATTCCAAAAGTAATTATAGATATATAGACACTCTTTTTGGTTACCACTCAATAGAGCTATAACGTCCTCAGAAGTAGTCCCCGCCATCGCTATGATATTACTAGGAATATAAGAAGGCACGTGTTCAGTCACTTCAACCGCATCATAGGTCTCGGTATTAGCGCTTAAAGATAACTCACGAAGCCCTGTGAAATTGCCACGATTAAATGGGAAGTAAATATAAGAACCGAGGGGTATAGGGCTAACGGAACCATCTAAACTGAAGTTAGTTGTTGGTGTCACAGATACGGTCTTAGGCGTAAACAAGTCTCCGCCCTTCATCACAAACTGAACATTATCCGCAAACAGCATTAAGCTCTCTTGGAAGATGGTGGCAGACTTTAGCTTAGTTACCTTAGTGCTACTAACAGTAATGTCGATTGGAGCCGAGTCTAATAAGGATGATACAGTCGTTCTGAAAAAGTTAAAGAACTCACCAGCCTCAGAGAACACAACCGTTTCATCGGTAATGAACCCTAAGCGATTTTTGAAGAATACTATGTCATTGATTGACTTACCTACGAATGAAGGGTTTGGGTTTGTATCTTCGTCCCCCGCATTACGCTTGCCAAAGGATAACGTATCAATCTCAAGTGTATTGAGGTTTGTGCTTCGGATAGTCATAGGAAGCGTGGATGCGTCTAATCCGTCGGACACGTCAGGAGCTACTGTTTCTTCCCAAGCTCCTTCTCCAAAGTCTACTCCTGTATTAGTGGTAAACTTTACCCAATAATTATCTTGGTCTAAATCAGCGTCACCTACTATTTCTACTACGAAATTGTTAGGGGCTTTTATAGGAAGGTCTGAAAGTGCATCAATACGTTTGTAAACAGCCTTAATACCATTACCAGCAAGACCATCTTCCGTTACTAAATTAAAATCTCCTCCCGCTGCAACCTGTTCAATAATAATAGTATTACCCTTATGGCTCGCTGAAAGTGGAGGGGTAGTAACGTCAGAGCCAGTGGTGAATATATTTCCTGTTCCTCCTGTGGAAACTAATGGACTGCTAGTGAATTTTGAAGAGAAAGAGCCATCAAATAGCGAATTGGCAATTTTTGTTGTATCTGACTGCTCAGAATTAGTACTAAGTAGACTTACAGTTGAAAAGCTTGAAGCTGTGCCAGTAACCGCATCCCCTTGGACTGTTAGATTTATCTGAGCGCCATAACTAGTCGTAAAGCTTCCACCAGACCGTTGTGTGACGTGCTGTCCGAACGAGCCTTGATTAACAACGGTTACTGTGTCTACCTTTTTTGTCCCGTTTGAAACTCCATTTGCATCTACCGTACCATCATCAACAAAAGTTACTCTTACCTCTGGCTGGGTATATATTTTATCCCAAGTCTTTTTGGCTACCCCTAGTGTACCCCAACTAAAAGTTATCTTTAAATCAGTTGGAGTGCCAGCAGGGTATCCTGCGCCTGCATTTACTTTACTTACATCAGAGATACGAAACCTCTCATACCCCCTTCCAGCATAAAAATCTTCTACAGTCACACTAAAGGTAGCTAGGGTACTTGCTGTGTCTCCTGAAATATTTCCTCCAACATCAACCTGATACTTCTTTTTGTAATCGCCTTGAGCAATATAAACAAAACCCTTCTTCTCAAGGGCTGGTGTCTTAGTTTGCGATAGGGCAGCACTGACCTCATTATTAACAATGAACGTGTTATCTCCTACCGTGAGTGCTTTAAGACTTTCTTTTGGATTTTCGGTTTCTAAATAAGCAGGAGGAGTGAAAGGACTACCACTGCCATTAATGAGGCACTTACCTCCTGAAACAATGTTCCAAGCTTCGATAGCCCCGCCAGTATGAATAACTACATACTTCTCTTCGTCGTCGCGATTAATGAAATGAATAAAACTATTTTCACTAATAGCCGTATCTAACAACTTAGCGATGTGCTGAGTGGCTGGACGCTTTCTTAGTCCATCAGCGACAGAGCTGAGAGCGTTTTCCTGCTCCTCACATTGACCATCAAATCGCGTTGCGTCTGGTTGTTGCGATACGCCTTGTATAAGGTTAGGGACTGAAGTGTTAATTAAAGACATTATGTAAGGTCGTAGTTTCGATTAGTGCCAATTCTGGAGGCTACGTCGTAGTTGTCAAATATAGTTCGATTTGAGGTGCTGCCGTCGGCTTCTAATAGGTTAGCTCTGGCAACGTATTCATCACGAGCAATCAAAGATTCTAGTTCCCTAGACCCAATGATGCGTCCTTGGAATACTCTTGATGCTTTGAGGGTGATGTATCTACGTGCTACCTCTGGCAAGCTATCCCAGTCAAGTAAACGCATTTGATTTACTATTATGGATTTTGTAAAAGTTGTTGTATTATTCTTACGGTCGAACAGCGTCGCCCCGCGTTGAACAATATCTAATGATGTGTCTATAGGGTCAAACTGTATAACGTCAGAAGGTATATTAATAGAACCATTGGTAGGCGTATATTTTACTTCTGTCTCAGTATTAAAATGCCACCCTTCTGATTGCACATCTTTGCTCACTTCATTAAGTGCAGCGACAGCAACAGAAACAGATACGGGAACTGTCGCGGTGTTGCTAATGCTATTCACAGGCGATTCACCAATGTGACCTAGCATTGAGTTTATTGCTTCTAGTTGGGAGGTTAATGTAGCCATTATTATTTATCTTTCTTTTTAGGAAAACCCTTCTTCATATTGTCATAGGACTTCTTGGAGATAGTAGATTTCTTCTTGGTGCGACTGATACCTAGTTTCTTGCGTCGATTAATATTTTCGTATAGGGACATAATTTAACATTTCCATCGTTTAAGGGCTAAAGCTTTACGAGTAGGGCGACCCTTAGAGTCTTTCATGGCTCCTTTAACACCTGACATCCTTGCACAGAAGCTACGCTTTCTAGCGCCTCCTTTGGGCTGTGGTGCTTTAAGATTAGAACCTGTCTTCTTATTATAATAGTCACGACCTTTCTTGGTGAGACCGCCTTTCTTAGACTTATGTTCTTTTCGTAATGATACGCCTTTTCGTTTCATAAAATAAAAAAAGCCCCCCAAGGGATTAACCAAGGAGGGCTTTGACTTAAGAGGGTTTAAGCAGGAAGAATCTTCACTGCACACTCAGGGCGAAGGACACCGTGACCCATTGCATACTTAGCAACGAATAGTGTACCTTGGCGTTCGATTTGGTACTCGGACTCTGTAGCGAGGTCGAGAAGCTTAACTGTACCAATAGCTTCCTTAGTACCAACAAGGATACCATGTTCACCACTGTTGTTAAGCGCAGAGAAGTCACCATTGTAACCTACTCCATTACCATCGAATGGGTCGTTGTTAGCAGAACCATCATCATTGTCAGCAGTGCTTTGGTCAACAGAGATGTTGCCTTCAGCGATAACTTCTAGGAAGTTGCTGCTCTTCTTGAGTTGGATACCTGCAACTTCAACGATTGTGCCTTTAGCAGCATCAGCAGAACCACCAGAGGTGTCCTTGTTGATAGCAACATTATCAGCAGTCAATAGCTTGTAGTATTGAGCAGGAGTAACGATAGCGTAACGTCCTTCACTTGGAGCGTCTACTTCGTCAAGCTTAGTAGCAGCCGCATAGAGTGCGTCGATGATACCACTAGAAGTAGTTGTATCCGCAGCAGCGACGGTGTTACCGCCAGCTTGTGGAGCAGAAGCGCCTGTACCAGCAGCAGCGAAGAGAGTCTTCATTGTTGCTATGTCGAAGCGTTTTGCTAGAGCCTTACCAAGTTCAGAAGCGTAGATGCTACGAACGTCGTAGTGACTCTTGAGTTCATCAATGTTAGCGATGAATGTGGACGATACAAGAACATCATCGATAGTGATGACACGCTCGTTCATTCCAATGCTGCTTAACATTGAGTTACCAGAGTCAGCGATGTTGACTCCGGGTGTATGATATTTTGCAGAAGCAATTCCTGATACTGGGAACTGAGCAGACTTACCTGATGTGATTGTACGCATCAAGTGCAAGTCCTTCATGACATTGTTCTGTTCAAAAGCAGTCAGGATTTCACCTGAGAAGACTTTGAGAAACAACGCATCATTGTCAGAACCACCAGAAATAAGACCACTGCGACTTGGGGATGTATTACCATTAGCCATAGTTTTTTCTTTCTTTTATTAGGGGGTTAGTTTTAGTTTATTGTTTTTTGTCTTCGATTATCTGCTTACCAAATGTTATCCTCCTCGGAGGGCATTGTGCTTACTAATCTTAAACGAAAGTTATAGGAAGGTCATAGCTCGTTGAGCATAGGCTTCCAGTCGTAATTGTTTACTGTCACTGATAGGGTGATGAACTCGTCTCCAAGCACCACCTCCACCATTCCATATAAACAACCAATGCTTTACAGTAGGCTCTATTCCTTGCCTTTTAATGTGCTTTGAATAGTGCGACAGAACTGTATAAGCGATTTCTTTAGAAATTTTAGGGTCGAAACAATCTTCATGGATAAGACTTTGACCGCTGATACGATTGTAGTCCCTAACCATAATACTCGTAATTTGATAGTGACCAAAAGCTTTACCACCGTCGCCAATGACGTTAGGCTTACTATTCGGATACACTTCCCACATAGGGATTTTTGACACGAATCTGGAGATTGACAAATTTTCATTTGCCTTTAATTGGGGGATTAGGGATGCAAGAAAAGATAATACTATTAGATAGGATTTCATTCATCTTATTTCTTTTTTTTATTATGGAAGTCAAAAAGAATTTTTACTTTTTCGGTGAGAGCTTCAAGGTTGTAGTGCATCCGAGCCAACACAATTATTAGCGTAATGATACCAATAAGGACTGGTGTGAGGGATGATACAACATTAAGAATCTCTGTCATTTAATTTGAGAGGAACCAAAGTAGAAGCCTACAATGGCGAGGGCAGTTTGTCTGATTTCAGGGAGGATTACGAACCCTTGTACGGTATCCCATTGGACACCTTTGAATAACCCTAGAAAGCCTCCAGTCTCTCTGGCAACGCTGACACCCACATCTGTCCATGCGAACACGAACGGGGCAACAACGATGGCAAAGACAGTGGAGACCACTAGGAATCTGCGAACTAATACACCGCCATTACGTTTGGCAGCGGCATCAGCCGAGGCATCTGCTGTCTGCTGTGTCGTAATCATGCGCTCAAATTGACGGGCTTGGTTTTCCATCTGCGTCCCAATAAGCTTCATTACGAAGCCACTGAGTCCTCCTCCGAGCATTGCTATTAGTTCTGGTGTCATAATTATAATACGGTTGTGACTGCTAGTCGCTGTTCAACTAGTTTTCTGTATCCTGCATCTTCAGCATACTTAGGGTCGCGCATAGCTCTTGTAACTTCAGCAGCGGAACCATAAGGTTTTACTCCAGCGTCAGCAGCAGAAGTTCCGCCTTTTTCAAGGGAAGGTTCTCCACCACCTAGCGCTCTGTATTGAGCATATAAACCTTTGACTGCCACAGTTGCTTGGCTTGTTGTACCACTCTCGACAATCGTGTTGAAAGCATCCAACTCATCATCAGCTAAGTTTTCACCAGCCCATCTAGCCATAGCGTCATACTCAGCTTCACCACCCACAGAGTTGTGGATGCTTGTAGTCTGAGCGTCTACTAATGACTGTTGACCAGCGATGTATGCGTTGACCATTTCACGGGAGAGACCAGCTTGTTCAAGACTTTCATAGGTCTTGTCAGATAGCTCTCCGCTATTAGAAAATTCTTCTGTGGCACTTGAGATGACATCGTTAGAAGGTTCGGAAGTTTCTTTAGGTTTAGCTTCTTTACTTTCCTTGGTGTCCTTTGGCTCTGATAGTTTCTTCTCAGCTTCGGCATAGGCTTTAGCCATATCTTCTGCTGTATCAAACTTCTCAGGCAACCACTCAGGACGCTCACTTTCAATAGGGGTCTCTGTCTCTTCAACCTTTTCAGATTCAGATACAATAGATTGACCTCTAGCTTTGGCGGCTTCGTCTTGCATTGCCGCTTGTTTCTCTAGTGAGATATTTTCGTCCTCACTGTGTTCCTGTATAACAACTCTTTCCATTATTACTCGCTTATTTGTTGATTCATATTCGCTCCGTCTTGAGCTTGGCTTAACTGGCTACTAATAGCATTTACGCCATTAGGTATAGCAGCTTGCATCATCGCTGCTTGTTGGGCTTCCTGTGCCTCCTGCTGCATCTGTTCAGGACTCTTGATTAACTCTTGAGTCTTGATGCCTAGGGAGGTTGCTCTACGTTTGAAGTATTCACTTACATTAACGAACTGAGCGACAGCTTCAGCGCCAACAACTTGAGCTGCCCCAGCTAGGAACAAATCAAGTTTCTGTAAATCATTACCACGACCTAGTGCTTCAACACCTGTAATGATAACAGGGTTCACCACGTTCTTAGGTAGTTCAGGTAACGATTTCTTTTTCTTCATTACTACCAACAGTCGGTTGACCATAGGCATCTGAAGTTCTGTACTAAGTAGAGAATAGAGACCACCAAGGGCAGACTCTAGTTCAATACTTAACATTCTTATTTCTTCGGCAGTCACGCGTTCGGCTTGGCGAACAACTCCTGAAGTAAGTAAGAAGGCGTGTCCAAGTCTATCTTTAATTTCTTTGATAGTTTCTTGGGCAACGCGGAAGTCATTAAATTTATTAAGTTGTAGAACCGATACGTCCTGAGCATTACCTTGGGTGATAGCACCATTAGGTGACTCAGCTAGTGTCCTTGCTCTGGTTGTGCCATTAGGATTAACCATGAATAGAACCTTGGCTGCTGCTGCACTACCTTCAACGATAGCTTGGGTAAGGGTCTCAAGTGACTGTAAGTCTCCGAGGTATTCTTCTACATAACCGCGACCGTAGTCTTCACCATCAACGCGAGTAAAGCGAAGAGGGATGAATGGGTTCTTATCTAGTTTGTATTTACCTTCAGAGGATGGGATACGAATACCGTTGATGTCTTGGTAGACAAACCAGTGGTCACTCTTACGGCACACTGCTGTGTAAAGATTGATAGCCTCGTCAGCACTTTCTCCTTGGACACCTACGAGTTCTTTCAACTCATCGGACAGTGACATATAGGAAAGGGTTTCTTTGGTGCAGATGTATAGGGTATTACCCATAGCATCACGCTCAACACAATAGCGGTCTAGGTGAAACACACGCATACCGCCATCATCAGGCATATATACTAAAGCATTACCAGCAACGATAAGATGCTTAAGTGCTTCATGAATAGCAACGCGATAGGTCTCACGGCTAATCTCATCCATCACAGAATCTTCTACTTGTTGAAGTCCTGCTTCGATTTCAGACAATACACTTGCATCAGCACCTTCGGCTGCCAAAGCATACTTGTCTACGTTTAATCTAAAAAAGGGGGCGTTAGGGGGAAGGAGTGCAAGTAATAGTTTTGATGCTAGGTTGTTAGTTCCTCTTGCCCCAACGCCCTGAAAGGGTGTCTCTAACCGTGAATGAGAACCGAAGCCCTCATCAGGCATTACATAAGGTAAAGTTAATTTAGATGCTTGTCTGGCTCTGTCTAGGTATTGGTAGCGCTTCCCTTCAAGGGAGGTGTATAAGCTTTCGGCAGATTTGTTACTCATAAATATATTAGTCCTCTTCGACTTCTAGGGGTGAATAGGCATCAACAGTAGCGGACTCTTCGGACTCGTCGAGGTCATACTCAGAAACATCTAAAGCCCACATACCGTCAGCCGTAGGATAAGGTCTAGTCACCCAACGTGTTGTTCCTCCAGTAGTCCAGTAAGGGTAGTTACGGTCTTTACCTTCTTCGTCTGCACGCTCTAGGGCGGCTTCTTCGCTTGCGTAAATTAGATACATTATTAGATGTCGTATTGATTGTTAATGTTAGCTTCGATAGCTAGACGGTTGGCTGACTGGTCGGTGCGGTAAACTACAAGCTCGTATATATTACCCACTAATCCAGTGGCTCCAGTAGCTGAGGCTCCGATACTAGAATCACCTCCACTTGCAGTGTTAGTGTCAGTGTTAGTGCCAATGAGTACCGAGTCGACATAACTATTGAATACGCCTGAAGCCGAGGCATTGAGACTACGCACGTGCTTTGTATTTTGAGAGGCACTATCCAAGATTGTTATATTATTTCCAATTATAACTTTTCTATTATATATGTAGTATCTGTCTCCAGAGCGGTTTAATTGAGCAATAAGCTTAGATGAGGAAGTTGTGTGACTAAATACACATACCGAAAATGAATTTTGAATGTCAGGCAGTATCAAGCCCTCTGAAAGACTATTGTTTTTATAGATTCTAAAGTATTGACTACCATCAAACTGTAAATAAGGGTTGCCGTCTGTATCTTTTGTAAGCACTCCACTGTCAACAATCTTAGGTTGATTAGTAGATGCACCTTGTTCTGCGTGTCGTTCGTTACCTGACTGGTCATACCATTTGGATACGAAGCCGTCTGATGTAACCTGAGTAACTGTTATCTCTCTTAAATAGATTACATCGGAGCCATTGCCAGCAAAGGTATTAACTCCTCCGTCTTGAAGGTTTACTCTTAACTGTGCATTAGTTAAAGTTACGTTATTTGCCGTTACAGTAACCCATTGGTCTTGCGTAGGAGTCGTGCTTGCGACAATAACATTGTTTGAAGCATCTCTTATTATAATACTATCAACAACTGAGTTAGTTGAGGGTATAAATATTCTGGCTGAAAAATTAAATTTTTGGTTTACTGGAAGAACGTTACTTCTAAACGCCCTATGATTGCTAGTAGCTGAACCTATGGCTAATCGCAGGTTGTCATCTAATCCTCCAATACCATCAATATTACCAGTTTCAGTAACATCATCAAATGCACCCCAGCTATCATCTCCAGAGCTAAAGTCAGAGGTGTATTTAGCGTAATCTTCATTCACCCAAGCCTCTAGCGTTCCGTTGGATACCTCCTTGGCTAAGAAATCCCTAGACGTATCGTCGCTAGAACGTAATACTTCAACAACCTTGTTGTTACCTGCTTTGTCATTGAGGTCACGTAGGCTGTAAGCCTGCTGCCGCGCCTCCTACTACTTTACTTAGTAGTGGACGAGACTCACCCTTACGGTCTGAATCTATTACGGAAGCTGTGCGGTCTACTGTGACTGTCTCTGGGACAGGAGTAATTGTTACGATGCCTGTATTAGCAGGCTTCCAAGGTCTGTCATCGGACTGTGTTCCATAATAGGTTACCGAGGGGTCACTATCAGCAACATCTCGAAAATACCAGTCTGTGTAATCCCCTTCTGAGTTGTATCCTCCAGACTCAATTCGCCCATTACCTCCTTGTTGAAGCCAGATAGCCGCTGTACCCACGCCACTCGTAGTATATACTCCATCAAGGTCAGAGTGTCCTGCAACGGTTACTTGGATTGAGGTAGTGGAGTCTGTAAGAGGTTGACCTGTCACCGTCATAGTTCTTACACCTGCAAACCTATCACGATTAAATGTGAAAGGTTGACCGTTTACCGTTAGGGTTCTATCCGCCATTTATATTAGTAAGCTATATTTGCACCTGTGCCACTTAAGCCGGTGTTGACTGTAGAGCGCCGTATAGTTAATTTACTTGCACCTGTCTTCTTGGAGCTTTCGCGTTTCTTGAGTGTCTTGTTTTCAAGTTTCTTCGCTGTCTTGACGGGAGGGGGAGGAGGTGCGGGCGGTGGAACTGGGTCTGGGATTTTGGGCGCTGACGTACACATGGTATTATTCTTTCGTTAGGATATTTTCGTTTTGAATATCGAATTGATGGGTAAGGAAGTTAATGACTGAGCGTTGTCCATTATGAAAGTCCATATCTCTTAATGACTTACTCGTATCAAAATCTTTTTGAGGGAAGTTTTCGACCAAAGCTTTGAGTAATTGTGGATGTATTGGGGGAAATGAGTCAGCCATAATTACCTTTCTTCTTGGTTCGATTCTTCATATTCCCTCTTCCTTATGTCATCTAACGACTTAGGTAACTTGCCATTCTTAATCCACTCCTCGGTTTGAACAAGACACATAGCGTTCCAAACGATAGCACCTGCGTGGTCTTCACTCTCATCCCCTTCAATGAACTGCCATAGATGTCTATACAAACTATCTATGTATCTACTTAGCGGAATACCTTTAGTCCAGTTATCACGACCATACTTATTAGCGCCATCTTCAAAGCGTTTAGAAGCAGCGCGAAGTGCAGCTATCGGTAGCAATGATGGCATACCTTTTCCCTCCATCGCATCACGAACTGCACCTGTGTCAAACTCTGAGCGTTTACCGCTGTCAGGTAATGTTACTTTCTTGGTGTCCATAGTTTTATCTTCTTAGTTTCTAAGTTATAATGTTGTTTCTGTAGGATGTATGCTAGTCGTGCTGTGCGTAGGGCATCATCTTCTGTGAGGTCATGCTTCTTATACTCAGCAACAACGGTCTTCCACGTAGCGCCATTCTTATCTAGTATCTTTTCTGCGGTCTTAATGCCGACACCCTTGAGACCTTTGTATCCATCAATAGCGTCACCCGTAAGTGTCTGGATGAGGTGAAAGCGTTTAGCTTTTCTAACTCCTGTAGTAGTAACCTCGTCCTTAAGGTGGTTATACCAAGTGATGGGGAGTGTGCCGAAGTCCTTGTCACCGCTAACCGCTATGGTATCCTTGGGGTTCCTTGTGCAGAGAACACCGATGAGGTCATCAGCTTCTAAGTTATCTACAATCAACCCGTTATGGTAGTCATACATATACTCAGTTAATGCCTTGATACACAACGGCTTACGTTTAGCTGAACGGTTAGCCTTGTAGTCTGGATAGATGTCATGACGGAAGTTTGTCTTACTACTAATGCACGTAATGTAGTCAGTAGCTTTCAACCTCTTCATGATAGTCTCAACGAGTTCGTCCACCTTTGCAGTGGCTTCTGCTTCCGATGAATGAAGTGTCCAGATATTGTCATCCCATTTAGTTTCCACCTCTGATGAAAACGCTGCACGATATATAATCATATCGCCATCTATCATTATTGTTTTACCGCTCATATTTCTTTTTTGAATGTTTCTAGTTTGGTTATAAGTTTGCGTAAGTGAATACGTTCTAGCTCTAGACTACTGAGAGTTTGTTTAAGTTCATCAATCTTAACATCTAGACCTAGCACAATAGATTCTTTTACTAAGTGTTCTTTAGCCATTAGTGTGTATCCTTCCAGTTGTTTCCTACTTTATATTCACCATCAAGAGGACACTTGAAGTTCAAGTCATCGCCTGCTTGTGTAATTGCTTTAACGAATAAGTCCCCAAGAAGAGGAGCATCCTTCTCGTCACAACTAAACTGCACCTCGTCGTGAACATTGGCGTGCATCAGATAGAACGCTGGAGCTTCTGCTACAAAGTTCACTAGGGCTTGTTTCATTATGACTGCACCTGCTGACTGCAACAGTAGGTTGAGTGCAGAGTGCGCTGAACGACAGGGGAGCTTACGTCCGTCGAGACCTGTGAGTGAACCGACTGATGTGACCTTAGCTTCTACTGCTGTTACTAACTTGCTGTATGCTGGTAGGTTCTTCTTGAAGTTACCCTTGAGGCGCTTGCCTTCTTTAGAACTACCACCAACAATGGAACCAATCTTAGCATCACCTGCACCATAGAGTGTGGCATAGATGAAAGTCTTGGCTTGGTCTCTTGTCTCTAGTCCTGCTGCTTTTTGATTAGCAGTATGGATGTCACCTTCAAGGATAGTCTTAGCATACTTGCCATCATCCCAAGGGTATAGATAGTGGGCAAGGCATCGTAGTTCTAATCCACTAGCATCACATCCTACTAATACTTTACCCTCTGGTGCAGTGAATAGTTCTCTACACTCACCACCATAGGGACTACGGACGGATGGCACTTGAGCTACGTTAGGGTTTTGATGAGTGCATCGACCACTGATAGCACCATTAGTATTGATGCCTCCATGTATCTTGCCATCACGCTCTAACTTAATCCAAGCTTGGTTACCCTCCATGAGTTGTCCAAGTCTTTTGGAGATGGTCAAGAACTGTAAGAGCTTGAGAGACTCCGCAGTGTTAATCTCCTTTAGAACGCCTTCGTTTATAGCAGGGCGCTTACCATCAAAGGCAGCAGGCTTCCATCCTTGCTCCATTAACCTAGCAGATATTTGGTCACGACTGTTGGGGTTGAATGGAATGGATTTAGTTTTGCGGTCGCCTCTAATACAATCGTTAGCTTTGTAGCCTACCTCAATCATAGCTTTCTTTGTAGGAAAGACATCACCGTTTCGGTTCTCCCATTGGAAACTTTTTGTTTCTTCAACAATCGGAGGGAAAGCTTTTTGTAGGTCGGACTCTATCTCACACCTCTCAAGCATCAGCCTCTCCATAAGCTCAACCGCTTTTCTATTATCAAAAGGAAAGCCGTTGTATTCTTGGATACGCATTTGGGTAGCAAACTTATGCTCAAGCTCTATCATTTGTTCCGATGGATGTCTGCACTTTAACCATAGATACAAAGCAGAAGTCACACGAACATCTTGCTCGCAGTAATCTTGCATCTCTTGTGTCCACTGTGACCAGTCCGCTGTCTCACCATAGTTATCCTTCAGGATACCTAGTCGAGTTCCCCAAGCCTTGAGTGAGTGTGAGCCTACTAGCTTAGTGTCAAAGTCTGTGCGCTTGAAGTCATCGTTGCGTACATCTGGGAAGATGCACCGAGCTAACACTAAGGTATCTATCACGTTGTCGTGAGTGAACCCATATAACTTCCGTAGGGCAGGGACATCAAAGCCTATGACGTTGTGTCCTACAATAGTCTCAGCATTACTTAACTTCTCAAGTCCTTCTTCAATGTTACCTGCTACTGTGCTGTAGCTGCTCATCTCTTGAGTGTATGACTCGTAGATGGATAAGCAATGTAGTGTGTCTAGGTCACTGAGTGTTGCCCAGTTTTTAATTCCGTTTGTTTCTATATCAAATGTAAGTGTGTTCATTTCAATTCCGTTAATCGTTCTAGTGGTAAGAGGATGCCCTTGCTAGAGTTCTTGTCTCCACCTCGCTTATCCATAGTGCTTCCCTTCATTGGTTCAATCATCTCCTTGAGTTTGTTAGTCTCAATAAAGATGAAAAGATTCTCGAAAACAAAGCACCAGTAGTCTGCTTCGGAGCGAGAGATACCAGACGGCTTCCCCCGTGATTCATATTCGATATATAAGTTGCCAGTAGTTTTTGCTTTAAGGTCGCGTTTGACTTCGACTTTCTTGCCTTGTAAAAGGTCAGCCACTTGCTTCTCAGCAACTTGCCCCACCTTGAGGTCGTATCTAAAGTTTGAACAATATTCCATAATTTAAAAATAATTTTCACCTGCGTCTCCCTCTGTTAATTTTTCCTCCGTCAATCGTCCTGTCTCTACCTGCCACCGTAAGTTGCAAGCAACACCAGTATCACCACTGAATCTATTCTTCAGGACTCTTACTGATGTGAGATGTTTACTCTCTGCGTCTTGTTGATTTCGTTCTAAACCAATAACCATATCGCTTAGTTGTGCGATACCTGCCGACCCACGGAGTTGTGCTACGGATGTCGTTGCACCATCTTCATGTCCTCTACCTTCTGGTCGCTTCAAGTGACTGACAAGTATGACACCCATCTTGCACTCTTCGACCAAGGCACGAAGCTTTGTCATTAGGTTGTCTATCATCCGACGTTCGTCACCTTCAGAGCTACCTGAGATAACGATTGAGATGTGGTCGAGAACTATGTACTCAACATCTAATGACTTAGCCATGTATCTTATGTGACCGACAAGCTTGTCTCCTTCCAGAGAACCCCAGTGGTCATATAAAAAGAATCTACCATTACCCACGGTAGCTTCGTATGCTGCTTTGTATTCCTCGTTAGCATCGAAGTTATCTAAGTGTAGTAATTTATTGAGATGTAAACCAATGATACCATTGCCAGTTCTCTCAACACTTTCTTCAAGTGCGATGTATCCAATCTTCTTATCAGTGGTGGTCAGTATATTGTAAGCTACCTCTTTACATATCTGTGACTTACCTATGCCACTACCAGCACAGAAAGTAATTATCTCTCCTGTGCGGATACCACGAGTGACCTTGTTCAATCCCTCAAATGGATAGGGGATAGACTCAAAGTTCTTAGGTGATGTAAGTCTTTCGTATAACTCATCGCCACCTACGATTGCATCTAGTCCCCACACCTTGGCGTTCCATATAGCCTTGAGTATTTCTTTGGGCTGCTCGGCTAACAACAATTCGTTAGCATCCTTCATGGGTAGGTTAGCAATCTTACACTTACCTGCTGGTATGATGTGAGCTACATCTTCCATGCCTTGCTTGCCCACCTCATCGGAGTCAAACATAAGCACAATCTCTTCAAACTTATTCAACCATTCAAGCTGACGTTTGAATAATGACTTTGCACTCTGCACTCCAGAGCTAAGAGAAACCACTTCCCAAGTGTTATTCTGAACCTGACTAACTGTAAGACAATCTATCTCACCCTCGGTGACTACTAATCGTTTACCACCATTGGGGAATAGGTGCTGTCCGAAGAAGTGAGTAGGAGAACCGTTACACTTGAATGTCTTATCAGCGTAACGATATTTTTGGGCAACGACTTTTTTATTTAAGTCACAATAGTTGGCGATGTGGACGGTCTGTCCATTAACCTCTCCTATTCTATAGTTGTATTTCTTACAGGTCTCTTCATGAATACCTCTCTTGGGAAGTGGCATGATTTTACCCTTAACGAAATTTTCTGCTACCTCTCCAACAACAGCGTCATTGGTGGTAGTGAAGTCACCACACGAATAACATTTAGTTGTTCCGTTGGTGTTTAATGTAAGTGCGTCACTGCTGCCACAGTCTGGGCAAGGTTGGTGTGTTTTTAGTGCTGTTAAATCATCCATGTGTTTGGTATTTCTTTGTGACACCACATGAATCCATGAGTGTCACACCATTGTGCGTATGTTGTTTTACTCTTTTTACTAAGAGTGTTGTATGCGTTCTGAAATACAAACCTGATGTCCAACTCTGGATGGCACTCTTTAACGAGCTTGTGTTTAGTCCTATCGCTGGGTAGAAAATAACCTTTAACTTCAAGAATAACTCCGTTAGGTAAAATAAAATCAGGTTTGTAGTGGCTCGTTCTGTAATACTCCAACCTCAGAGTTTCGTAGGAGAAAGCAACCTTCGCATCTTTAAGTGCGCCAGCTACCTTCTCCTCGAAACCTGAACGATAGGGAGATTTAGAACGGCGCTGCTTCCGATGTCGTCTCATTTGTTTCCGTAAATGTTTCGTTGAAGGACTCACCTGTATATCCCCCATCACTTTTACCGAAACCGAAGCTGTCGGAAGACCCACCTCCATACTCAATCAATTCAAGAATTTGAACTGCCTTGAGACGTAGTGTGTATCCGAACCCTTGACTTGGAATGAACCAGAAGTTTGGCTCAACAGCAAGTTTAAGTTCAGAACCACTACCTACTTTTGGTGTGGCTATTTTGCTTCCTTGGCTATCAAAGCAAACAACATTGAACTCAATGAGTCCCTTTGTTTTAGTCTGTCTTTGAGCTACCTGCTTGGCAAAAATCTCATAGTCCCCATCAGGAGTAATCCTTACTGGTTTGTTTGCTGACTTCTTCAGCTTCTTACCATGAGCTTTGCACTCAGCGTCATACGCTGCGTCATATAATTTATCGATGCCCAACTCAAAGGCTCTGAAGTCATCCTCACTTACGTGAAGCTTGCAAGAGTACAAGCCGTCTTCGTTGAACTTTGTGTCTGGTGTATCGATACGTGGGTAAACTGCTTTACCCTGTGGTGTTGTTATTGTATTTGCCATAATATTATTTGCGTTCCTTTCTATGTTGTTAGATTCTTTTGCAATAAAGTTTTAAATGCTTTGGCTGCTACTTGTGGCACGACTCCATTTCCGAGTAACCTAAGTCGGTCAACCCTATGTCTAAACCCATCAGACTCTCCACCCAATTTGGATTGAGGTATCCCCTGAGTAATGACTCTTGGGTATTCCCATTCGTGTTGAGGTTCGTTTGGTCTTGCTGGGATTTGGGTTTCCACCCATTCACTTGTCTCCCAAGCGTCATGGCTAAACCAGTTTTGTCGTTTGGACTGTCCTTGAAATCCCTCGCAGTTGGCGTTGACCAATTCTTCAAAACTGCATCCCTTAACTTCGCCCCGTAAGTTGTTCCGTTCTCCCTCGTTGCTTTGAATCCCGTTGGAGTTATCTTCACATTCTTCGCCACGCCTCCCTCCACGCATCCCGCTACGCTCGGTGTTGGAAAGTTCATTGTATTGTTCATCCCTTGAACTTGTTCCCCTAGATTGTGTTTGCCTCGGTCGAACTGCGATGCTCTGCTCATTTGTTCGGTTGGAGTTCCCCAAGATAAAGACCCTTTTTCTTTGGTGAGGAAAGCCGAGTTCTTCCGCTGAGAATATTCCCCACGACACTTTGTAACCTCTGCTTTCCAAGTCTCGGCAGACATAGTGGAGTACAGATTCTCCTTCGTGGGTTTTGGCTGAGATAATTCCTTGTACATTTTCGAGAAAAACGAAAGCTGGTTTGCATTGTGAGATTCCTTCTGCGATGAAGGGATAGAGGTGTCTTGGGTCATCGGTTGCTTTTCTGAGACCAGCTTGACTAAAGGGCTGACATGGGAATCCTCCACTGAGGATAGATACTTTTCCAAGAAACTCTCTGAATGGGAGGGTTTTAAGGTTCGTGAAAATAGGAGCTGGATGTAGTCTCCCTTCTTCAATCTTCGCAACCAAGTTGGCGATAGCGTAGTCTTCGATTTCCGAGTAAGCGATTTCTCGCAGAGTTGGCAGAACTCTTCTGAGTCCTTGACCAATACCTTCGTATCCTGTGCAGAGGGATAGATGGTTGAGTATAGGTTGTTTGGTATTATTATCATTTTGCATATCTGTGTGTTATTAGCTGAAAAAGTATTCGCTATCCTTTAGTTGTGTGAGGTCAGCGTTTCCATATTCAGGTGGATTTGGGAATGTTATGTCGGTGTTGTGTTCTTCTAATTGATGTTTCCAATCTTGCAGAAGGTCAACACTAAACATCTCATAGAAGACATTTCGTATAACCTTACTCATCTTGTCACAGTTCGTTGAGTGCGTGCCATAGCTGTCATGCACCATACTGAAATCATAGATGTCTTCTTGTTGGTTACACCTAATGACTGTCTTGTGTAACGCTGCGCCATCAAGGGCATGAACAAAGTTAGGACTGACACCATTGGATTGTTTCCTTGAGGAGATTTCATCCTTGGTATCGTAGAAGGTTACGTGTGTAGCTGTGCCACCAATCCAAGTGCTTATCTTTTTCTCGTGTAACTTGTGATACTCTTGATGCACTGGGAAACCACTCGGACTTATCCAACTCATCGCTCGCTGTTGCTCTGAGATAAGTCTAGAACATTCTTGAAACCACTGCATACATTGCTTGGGTC